CATTATTTATTAATTTATTAGCTTGTGTAGTTCCTGCTGTAGAATTTTTTGCTGCTTCTCTAATACTTAACACATCTTCATATGTATAGTTTTTTGTTTTACTACCTCCTACAAGAGCAGGGTTTGTTCCTATTTCTAAAGATGTGCTAGAGCCTAGACCTGGTTGTGGACCATCATCAGCTAATCTTTCAGCTCGTGCTATACCTTGTTCTTTTAACTTATTCATGTCAAAAAGTATTTCTTTATACTCTCCAGTTTTATCAGGGATTTCATCTAAAGAATTTTTTAAAACTTTAGGATCTATGTCTAAAAATTCTAGTATTTCTTCTTTAGTAGTTTGTTTTTTTCCTCCTGATATTTTTAAAGTTTTCTTTCTTTTAGGTTTTCCAAGTACTGGTCTTTCTAAGCTTCTATCTGCATGTAGTACTACATCACCATTTTCTTTTATATGATACCAAGGATTTTTATTACTCATTGATTTTAACTCAGATAAAAATCCTGGCGATTCATATGAAGCACCTTCATATTTTATAATATTTTTATTAGAATAAACTGATAATGTTTCTAAAAATTCCTTTGCTGAAAGACCATAATCGTTAGGTATAGTAGAAGAGTTACGTAATTCTTTAGTATCATCCATATATGTAAGATACTCATCTGCGTCAAATTCACCATCTTTAAATATAGAATTATTTCCGTACTTATCACTAACTTCTAATGCTTCATCATATACAGAAGGTTGCATACCGTCACCTAAATCACCCATACCACTACGATCAGGTTCTTTAGCTTTTGCAGCGTTAGCTGCTTGTAGTTGAGCATCAGCAACACCATCGTCTACGTCTACTTTTCTTCCTACTTTACTAACTGCCTTAGCTCCTGCTTTAGCAACACCAACTCCTATAGCAGCACCACCTGTAATTACACCAAGAGCGTCTAATGCAAATGCTGCAGGATCTGTTGCAAATGTTTCTTTAGCTTTTTCAATGCTTCCATACCTATCTGCAAAATGTTGACCAACAGCTCTTGCTGTGTCTTCATTTCCTTGCTCACCTGGTATTGCTAACTGTACTATTCCAGAGCCTAACTCATACAAACTTTTAGCAGTCTGTACTGGGTTTGTTATCATTTCTATTGTGTCTTTTACTAGTTGTTTACTACTAGGTACAAAATTTTGTTTTGCTCTTGATAGAACAGAATCAGTTTGTTCATTAGTGCTATTTAATGTTTGTTCCATTTTTCCCCTCGTTAGCCTTTTGTATTACTTCATCCCTAAAAGTAGCAAATCTTTGTAGTTCTTGTATGCTACCTTGTATTTTTAAAACATTGTTATGATCTGGCTCTCTTACTAAATTTTTAACATGTGACCTTATACTTTCTTCTGCGTATTCAAATAATGCATCCATAGAAGGTTTGTTGTTGACTAGTACTAATAATTTTCTAGCTACTTCAGGGCTCACTGAATTTCTCCTTCACCTGGAGGTCTTCCTGAAAAACCTGGCATTCCTGGTTCTGGTGCTCCACCTGCTCCTATTTGACTATTACCTGTTCCTGCAGGACTAGTTGGTGGAACTGTTCCTCCTCCTTCTGGTGGAGTTGGTGCTCCTCCTGCTCCTGGCGGTTGTTGTGGTGGTCCTTGCATCATACCTGATGCTTGCATAACTTTAGCTTGTCTTAAAGCTTCTCTTTCATCATTTACAAATTTCTCAGCATCAAGATCAAATGAGTGTGCTATCTCTCTTAGTATTACTGGGAACTTTACAAAAGGTGCTAGTGCAGGATTAGAACCAATTTGCATAAGTTGTAATAGTCTTTGACTTCTTACTTCGTTACGCATAAGGCTTTCTGTACCTCTAGCTTTTATTTCTATATCACCCTGTACATCAGGATCGAAATCAAATTGTTGGTTAAACGAATAGAAAGACTCTCCTAAAGGTTGTAAGAGATAATCATCTATATTTTTAACTACTGTCTTAATAGATATTTGGGCTGCACCCATAAGCATAGATATCCCTGCCGCTGTTCTACCAGTTCCTTGTATACCAGTTTGGCCATGTGAGAAAGACGGAATGCCTGTAGATTCATCGGACAAGGCTCGTGCTTTATCAAACATCATCAAATTCTGGGAAGATACATTAGGATACTGCGTAGCAAATAGTGCTTGACCAGGTGCTCCGCCTTGTCTCCTAAATATCTTACCAGGGTGTACTTCTAGGTCTTGACCTGGTACGAGATTTGTTTCATCTATCTCAAATATCAGGTTACCTGATAGAACAGCATTATCAACAGCCATTCGCATAAAGCCATTCATTAGCTGTTGTGTATCTACCATGTTTTCTGCTAGGCCTACTCCAAAGAAAGAGTAAGGGTTTAACTCATAAGGAGCAGCAAAATAAGGAATACGGATAGGCATAAAAGGATTAAACGCCAACCGTAAAATTTTGTTGTTACAAACCCAAGCGTTGATTTGAACCAAATCCACATCTGAGTATTCTCTAGGTATATCCAAGCCTGCGTCTTCTGCAACTGTTCTATCAATGTTGCCCCAAAACTCAAAGACTTCGTAGCGATCAACGCTAACATTTGTCGAATCATAGTCATCTAAATCATCCTCCCACCATTGTCTGGTGTAATTAGTGCCCATCTCGATACATTCGTCTAGGGCATCTTCATCAAACAGAGGGCGATTTTTTAATGCCCTCATATCAGCATGGTTTAATTTATGTCGCTGAATCACATATTCTACTTCATCCATATTGTTTGCTGCAGGATCAGGATAAAAATCCCAACAAGAAACAAAGTCTAGCTTAGGTACTGTCTTAATTTCAGGTGTGTAAGTACCATTACCTTCTTCGTCTTGTTCCCATCTAGGGTATTCTTTATCTTGAGCAAACGGTCCTTTTAGTATTCCTGTACCAAAAAGTGCCATCTCAAAGGCTGCTGATCTTAGATGTTTAGAAGCTGAAGATTCTTCTAACTGATCTAATATCTTTTTTTCCATAGTACGTGCTGCTTCTTCTGCAGGATGATATGTAATAGATGTAGGAGTAACTCCTGCACCTTCTTTTAATTCTAAATCATCTGCTAAATCTTTTAATGCTCCTAACTCTAGCTCTTCTTCTTTAGAGCCTGGTGGAAATAAACTACCTTGATTAGGATCTTCTTCAGGTGCTGTTGGGTTTTTAGGATCAAAGTGTACAGCTTCTTCTACACCAGAAGGTACTCTTGTTGCTTCTACCCCTAAAGGAAATTTTTGTCCTGCGAATAGTACATCAATGATTTGACCATACGCTGCTGTAACTTTTGTTTTTGTAACTTTTAAAAATACTTGGCTTTTTTCTGTTTCAGTAAACTGTGTCTCTGCACCATAGATACCTCTATAGTTTCTATAAGAGTCCATCCATCTTGCTTCTTGAGAATACCTAGAGTCACTAGAAGACTCATATTTGTTTTTTATATACGAGGCAAGAGTATCTTGCTCAGTATCATCTAATTTCATTTCTATTTCTGTTTCTGTACTTTGTTCTTCAGCCATGTTTAATATCCAAATACTTGATCAGCAGGTGTCCAAGGTTTCTTCCAATCTGTGTTGGAAAAGTCATACAATCCCCTAGGGGTTGGTCTAGACATAATGCCATATCTTAGTGCATCATATCCATGGTCGTAATCTATTTTAGTGTTTACATCTTCAGGGTTATTTTTATCTAAAGGTATCTGTGGTAATTCTGATATAAGTTTAACACAATTTGAAAAAAATTCAACCCCTGCTTCGCCTGTTTCTTCATCTACTCTTAATAGTCTATGTAGCTCGTTCTTTCCTGCTATCCTACTTCCTTTACTTCTATCGGACTGTCTCCATCGACATCCTCGTAATATCATTGTTTCTGCAATCGAAGGACCTGTTTGTCCTCTATTATGCCAACACGATGAGTCAAGTACACCATACCATATCTTATCATCTTGTTCTCTTTCTATACCTAGTATTAATTCTGCTAGTTCATCTGCTGTTTTCTTTTGTACATAAAGTTCTCTATATACAATTAATTTATTATCTGGTCTTACTGCTACCCATAAACAAGCTGACCAACTTGAATAACCATAGTCACATGTTCTAAATCTTTTCCATGAAGTAGGAACATTATAAGGTGCTACTACATGTACATCTCTGTTAAACTCAGTGAACGCTGCACCTTCTGCAATGTCCCATGATCCTTCTAATAGTTGTTGTCTTTGTACTTCTGGTAAAGATAACAAGTTAGCTTCGTATTCTCCTGCCTCAGAAAGGTAAGGATTATCTGTTAGTTTAGCAGGTATAAACCTTCTTTTAAATAAAGGCTTGTCTGCTTTTTCGTGTGTTTTAGGATAAGTTAGTACTTCTCCATTTTCTATATCTGTTGCCCAAAACGATGAGTTATAAGGTGCAGGATCAATAAACATCTTCTTAACCCACATATGACCTGGACCGCCTGGGTTTGTAGTGCCTCTCATGTACGTAGGTAAATCTTTATCTACAGTACGTAAACGAGAACGTAAGTAATTCCAAGCATATGGTGTACCATACTGAGTAAGCTCATCTACACCTATCCAAGTAAACGCTTGTCCTTGATATCTTAGAACGTCTTTGTCTTGTTCAAGATATGTCATCCATATTCTAGCACCAGAGGGAAATGTCCATAAAGACTTTCTTTCACTCCACTTAGCTCCAGGAAATACTCTTGGATATAGTTCCTGACTCTTTTGTACCAACTCTCTTAGCTCATCGTTTGTTCTTCTAAGTAGAAGAGCACTATGATTAGGATGGTTGCAATAACGCAACACATCTGCTAATAGAGCGTAGGATTTACCGCCACCTGCTGCACCACCATATAAAACTTCTTTTTCATTAGATGCTAAGAAGTCTGTTTGTGGTCCACTGTTTGGTTGAAATACAATATCTCTTTCTTCTTCGATATTATGTAAATCATCTTCTACAGTATCAGTCTCGACTATATTAGCCCTAGGTGGTGGCTTCCTTTTGGATCGAATAATTTTGTGCTTCCCTGATGAGATCTTCTTGCGTCTCTGACCTTGTCTTGGCTTTAACTCGTTCCCATCTGATGTTTGCTGCTTTTTTATTTCGCTCACTTTCATCCTTCTTTAACATTTTAAAAAGAGCAACATGTGATATAGACCTTCCACTATTTGCTGATAACCATTTAGCTACTTCACGTAGACTAGATGTTTTAGCATGATATTTAGCTTTTTCTAATAGCTCATGTTGTTCTGGTATGCTTCTTAATAAGTCTTTTGAATTTTCTACAAGTTCCCAACCAAAGGGTACAGTAGAACCTAGTTTTCTTTTATACTTAATTTCCATCTTCTTCTTCTTCTTCACTATGTTTAGAAGGTAGTATAAACAAACCAGAAGGAGTGTTTACTTCTATCTTCTCTTGCTTTACAACGCCTGCTCTATCCAATATATCTTTAGCTGCTGTTAGCTTATCTCTATTACCTAACTCAGTAGGATCATCAATAATACCTGTAATTGCAACTGCTGCTTTAGGTGCATGCATAGCTAAGTATTCTTTTGATGCTTGTAATATTTCTTCGTTAATATTAGCTGTAACATCTCTCCATGTAGTGTTAGGACTATATCCTGCTATCTCCATTGCTAGTCTGTGATTACCTAGTGCTTCACCAAATAAAGCATCAATAAATTTTGTTTGTTTTTCTGTTAGTTCTTTTGCCATTTAGAATCCTGTTGAATACTCTTCTACAAAAGCAGTAACTGTTATATCGTCTGCTGCTCCTGCTGTTGCAGATAAAAGATCACCTGCATCAAAGTAAATAGGAGAATCAGATATAATTAAATATCCGTTTGCTGCTATACTGTATGCTCCAGTAAGTGCATAATGTGTTGTAGCTGATGCATCATACCATTCAAGTTTTAATGTAGCTGCACTTGATCCATCAACATTACCTGCCATAATAGAAGTAACTACAGCACGAGATAAACTCGGAGTAGTATATATAGTAGTTCTATTTGTAGTAGATAAGGCTACCCCTACAGATTTAAAAGTAGGTATAGCCATTTATTTCTTTATACCAAATAAACATTTTTTACCAGTAGGTGAATCTACTTTTAAAGCTCCTCCACCTTTTCGGTAACCTACGTGCATAGTTTGGCCTGTCTTAGTAGCTTGTAGTTTAGCTTTTCTTTTACCTTCATCAGTATAAGAAAACTTTGTATCTCCAACCATTGGCATAGTATTTCTCCTTACTCAGATGTTTCTTTAGTTTTAATAGTAATATCTAAGTCTTTACCTTTTGGTGCAGACGCTGTTAAAGATATTTGTGACGCAGCACAACCTATCAAACTTAAACTTAATACACATACAATTATTAAATTTTTCATTTTTTTCTCCTTACAATTTTCTTTCCTGCTTTTTTATTACGAGGAAAGGATCTATTCTTACTTCTTGATACTACTCTAAGAT